GGCTGGTAGTCCAAAAGACCTGACATTGCCAAGGCAGATGCGATGTCTGTTGAGCAGATCAGCATGTTGCCCTTACCACGCCTGGTGTCCTTTGCAATCGCTACCAATGCGCCCAAGCCCTGGGTGGTGCCTTGTGCGTATGGGTTTGCTACCAAGCCATAACGGGTCTTGAAACCGATTTTTGGCTGGAAGGTGTTTGGATCGATCGCGCGGACCATCTGTAGAGGAACATATGGGCAGTAGAACAATCCAGCGTCGTATGCAGTCTGACCCTTGAAGCCTACAGTGATGTAGTCTGCGCCGGAGACTGAGTATGGGTCTGCGTAGACCTTCAAGCGACCGAACAAGGTGCCACAGAAGGTGTTGCCAGTGTCATCAACATTCAAGTTGGTGTTGTTGGTCAACGCTGACTGGTAGTCCAAAAGACCTGACATTGCCAAGGCAGATGCGATGTCTGTTGAGCAGATCAGCATGTTGCCCTTACCACGCCTGGTGTCCTTTGCAATCTTGTTGGCTTCACGCTCGATCTGCATGATCAAGCTCTTGTAAGCTTCAACCTGCCAACGACCAGCGGTGTCGCCTGAAGAACCCAAAGCCATGTTGTAGTAGCCAGCGGTGTTGGTACCGAACTGAGCACCTACGTTTGCTGTTGCGTAGATTGTACGAACAACTTCACGGTTGATTTCGGCCAAGATTTCAGTTGACAGAATGTTTGACAACTCTGTTTCTGCATCCAAACCGTGGATTGCCTTCAAGTCTTGTGCCAATTCCAAGGTGTAGTCAGACTTCAAACCACGAGTGTTTGCAGTGACAGTGACCTTTTCAATGGAGAAGCCCATGGTGCCCCATGATACTGCACCACCCAAGTCTTCACCTACGCCAGTTGGATATCCAGGTGGGGTGTTTGCAAGGGAGAAGTTTGCAGTGTTGCCATCAGCTGGGTTTACAGTTGATGAGAATGGGGTGAACACGTCAGAGCTGTTACCAGCAACTGCAGTGTTAGCTTCCAAGTAAAGAGCTTCAGTACCGAAGGTGGTGTCTGAGTTCAAGGTGTACTTGGAACGCATTGCGAAGATCAAACCAGTTGGGCCGGTCATTGGCTGAACGCCGCAGACATCGTATGCCATCAAGTTTGGCAAGCTACGACGGGTCAAGCTGATCAGAATTGGGTCGAAACCAGCGACTGGGCCTGATGCAGCAGCGGAACCTGAGTATCCACCGGTGCCAGCTGCCATCGCAGGTGGGGTTTCAATCAAGAAACCTGAATTGATGCGAGCTTCTTCGCGGCATGCCTTTTCCTGGTTCTCAAGAAGAACGGAGGTAACAGCACGACGGTACTTGTCGGTGATTGGAGCCACAGCTTCGTGGTTCAATACCTTTGCCCACTTGGTTTGTAGGGATTCTGATAGATACATTTTAGTTTTCCTCGTCAGTTATTCGAAAAATCGAAATTGTGTTATTGAGTTCTTCCCAGCGCTGCAACGTAGGCGTCCATTAGAGGAGATGACTCTTCTTCATGAACAACTTCGGTGCCTTCAGTCAATGCAACAACATTGGCTGGCTGAGTTGTCTTCACCGTTCCGTTGAAGTAACTCTCGCGAATCATCTTCAACTTTGATGCATACTCACCTTCTGTGGTGAACTCAACACCCTCTGCGAGTGTCTTTACTTTGCTGGCTTGTGTGGCGGTGAGACCCTCACAAACCTGGCTGGTAATTCTTTGCTGAGCAGCTTCGTTGATTTTCTTTGAAAGCGCAACGTTGCTATTCATGGAAGTATTTAGCTTCTCAGTAAGTTCAGCAACTTCTGCGGTCAACGCTTCTACAACGTCTACCTTCTCGGAAGGCATCTCGATGTAGTGCTCCTTGAATAGGTTCTTCAAACCTTCCAAAAATTCGCCAACGATTTCAGTCTGAAGACCGGCTTCGATGGCAAGCTTGTTCTCTTCCTTCCATTCCTCAACCATGACGGTCAAGTATGAATCAACCTGCTCTTCCAACTCAGCCTTAATCTCATCAACTGACTCTTCGGCAGCGGCCAGAATGTCAGCTTCAAGTTCTTCAGCAACTTCGACGGCACGTGCAATTACAGCACCTTCGAAAATGGTGGTCAGCTTGGTCTTGAAATCTTCTGAGAAGGTTTCGCCAGAAAGGATTGCGTCGATGTCTTCTTTGACAGACTTCGCCTTCATCTTTTCCTTCATCTTCTCAAGCTTGTGCTTCTTGGCTTCTTCAAGCTCTTCGGCGGTCAGCTCTACAGACTCCAATTGGCTCTTGTGTGGGTCCTTGGAATCTTCGTAACCAGCAGTTGGCTTCTCACCACCCTTGACTGGCTTCATGTAATTGTGCTCTGGTTGTGAACCAGAAAGGTCTTGTGGTGATACGGTTGGGCGACCATCGGTTTGACCAGGCTGGGTTGGCAGCGTGTGCATTGGAGCCTTGGTATCAGCAGCAGGTTGAACACCTGGTGGGTTGGTCTTGCTACGAGCTTGTGAAGCCTTCAAACCAACTGGACCTGAGTCTGGTTGTTCTGGAGTGCCACCACCCAAATTCACTTCGCCATTTGCCAATGAACCTTCCTCAGATGGTTCTTTGTGCATGCCTTCTGCTGGAGCATTCGCGTGTGATGCGGCCAATACTTCTGCAGCTGCTTCTGATAGGGTCTTGTGGGACATAGTAAGGAACTCCTTGAATATCGTATTATTTAGTTTCTTGCGTTTTCAGGTGTTAGAGTTTGTTGATGAAATTTTGGAAAATCCTCAACGCGGTCTCTTCTAACTGGGATTGCTTGGCTTTCTGGATAAGCTTTTTGTCAGCAGCGATAGCAGCTTCACAAACGATTCCATTGTTCCAAACCCACTCTTTACCTTCCATGATTCCGCGAACGAAAGCATTTGGGGCTGATGGATCAGATACAACGTCACCGGCTGTAGCCAAGAAATAGTCATCCTGAACGATTTGGCCTTCGTTGGATTCCTTCAGGGAACCCATACCACGGCTGGAAATACCAATCTTGACATCATCGTCAATCAGGTTCTTTACGATGTTGCCCATTGGTGTGCTCAATACCTTGGCACGGGCAATCCAGTCATTGCCATTTTCAGTCAATGAAAGGAACTTGTGACTTGCACGATCATAATTGATTTGTGGAGAGGCTGGATGACCAAGCTCACCGACTGCACGGTTCTCGTTGATCATTTCCTGGGTGTAACGCGCAACTTCACGCTCTAAAATGCTCTTTGGATACACACGACCATTGCGATTCTTCAACTCGGACTGGAGGCAAATGCCTTCGATGTAATACTTCTTCTCAGTACCAACACCTTCGGTCAAAACCTTGCAATCATGGTTTTCTACAATCAGTTTCATTTACAACCCCAGAGCGTGTCTACGACGCAGTGATCTTTTTCTCTTCATCAATGCGCGAGCCATCTTTGCCCTGCGCTTGATTTTGCCTTTACGAGCTCCACGCTTTCTATGTAGCTTTTCAGCAGCGGACATACGTACAAGCTTTCCGCCACGCAAGGTGTAGCCTTTGACACCACTGACCTTGCTGTTGCGGATGACTTTACCATTGCGGATACGAACGCGAATGCGCTTGATCCTTGGTCCAGCCTCTTGAAGTTGTGCTTTGAAACCCATATTAGATTGGAGAAGTTGGCTGTCCGAATGATGAGTCGTTGTAGTAGTTGTACACGTTTGCGTATCCACCACCAGCCTGACCTTCCTTGTTCAGTGTGATGACAAAGGAGTATGAATCCAGTGGTTCAGCACCTTGGATGGTCAAACCGATGTCGCCACCCCCACCAGCCAAGTTGGCGCTGTTTGCAGCCAATGGGTTTGGAATGTAGCACTGGAAGATAGAAGATGTACGACCACCAAGAATCAGAATGTCAGAGTTTGCAACGCTGGCAGCAGCGTTTCCAACCCAAGACAACTGCGCATAACCGTTCGCGAATGCAGCTGCGTATTGGATGTTTCTGACTGACAATACACATGGGCGAGAGCCGTTTGCGTACAACAGTGTGTTGGCTTGCACAATCAGGTTGTTTGAGTTGACTGCAGCTGTGAAGTAGCCAGTGACCTTGACGATAGTGGTGTCGCCACTGTCAAAGGTGATTTGGACTTCTGGAGTATTTGCTGTTGACATCGTTTAATCCTTACTTCATGTGTACTGTTGCGAACTCAATGACCTTCTTCAAGCCATCTGGGCTGCTATTCACAAGTCCTTCGATCTTGCGCTTGTTAGCAGCATTCATCTTACTATGTAGCTTCATGATTTGTGCAGCAGTCTCATGATGAACCATGGCGCTTGCGCCACTGCGAAACTTGACTTGTGCAGGATGCTTGGTCTTAGTGATTGCGTGTAGAGAATGGATGGTTGCTTCCATTATGTTCTCTTCACCAAGTTGTGTGGTGTGATGCTTGTACTTGGCGTAATGATGGTTGGCATTCTCAGTGTCGCCATCCATGTAATGTCCAGCTGCAGCCTTGAAATGAGTCAAAGCTTTTTCACCATAACGCTGACGAACAACATGTTCGATGTGCTTATGTGGACGGAACTTTGGATCATTGATATTGCGTGGAGACTGCGCATGCTTCAGGTACATGCCGAACAGGTTGTCGCCTGTATCTTCATTGACTCCAAGTAAAGCCATCAAGTCCTGGTAGTTGTCATCAAGGACATTTTCATCCCAGTCTTCCAAGTCATCGCCGTGTTCTTCGTACTCGGATTCCAACCAGTTCTTCAAGGCTTGGTCAAGTTCAGAAAGCTTGCTTTCATCTGGAACCAACAGGCTCTTGAACTTCTTGCGGATGATTGCAATTTTCTCATCATCACTGACTTCAGGAGCCTCTTCATTGATCACAGATTCTGAGGTTGTGCCAACAGTAGAAGTTGCTTGCTTGCCCAGGGTTTCTGGGTTGTATGGGATGGCTACTTCAAGATGCAAGTTGTCATTGCGGTAGGTTGCAACTCTCTGACCACCAGGAAACAAACGCACAGCTTTGCGGCGCAGCACCAACACGACCGGTGGGTCAATGAATGGGCTACTCTCTGTAAGGCTCTCCGGTTGTTTCCTTAGCTCTGAGAATGACTTCATTATTTCTTGTTGTGGTAGTAAGCACCCAACGCACGTTTGATGCGCTGTTTTGTGCTATCACCAGCGAACACCTTGTTCTTGCTGTGGACGAAATCGTGGATGTAATCGGAAGCATCAGCATCTTTGGATAGAGACTCATGCTGGATTCCAGGATAAGTTACCTTACCTGAATCCACATCACGTAGGCGCTTCTTGGTCTCATGCCATTTGCTCTTGATGTATTTTTCGTTGCCGATGTGAATGTGAGAAGGACGATCCAACTTTTTGCCAAATTGGTGAGTCTTGACTACAGCATGTGTTTTGTGTAGTACATCAGCATGATGCTCAAACCTGTTGCCAAGCTTGTCTTGATCACTATCAAGCACCTTGGCTTCACCAAGGATTTCCTCTTTCATCTGTTTGTTCTGATGAATGCGCTTCGCGCGCATGTCCTTGAACTTGCGCTTGATGCCAGCAGTGTCGTGGTGTGGGTTTTGACCAGCTTCGACAACCGTTTCTTCTTTCACCAAACGAACATGATCTTTTCTTGGGTGAGAGTGGTAGTTGGTCTCAGTGCCATCATCATGCTTGACATGTACAAGAGTGACGTATGGAACCATCTGGCTAAAAGTGTGAGCACGTTCAACATGCTGGACAGTTCCAGTTTTGGTTTGACCTTCATGGTGATACTGAACTTTCTTTCCAATCCATGGGTGCTTTTCAA